ACCGCCGAAAGAATCTTCCAGGCGTGGTTTGCGTTCAGACATATCCAAAAGTGTTAGTTACGGTATCTGTTGGGGGAGTCTCTTCCTCCTTTTTATTGAATCCGAAAGGACCTTGATTTTCTTTTTCCTCAAGAGCAAATTCTAAAGCAACACCTCCGATTGCTTCCATAACTCTAAGGATATCTTCTGACTTGGCATTTTCACCAAGTTCTCCAGCAATGTACCAATACTTAGGCCAGAAAGTTTCTCCCGCTTTTTGATAATCTTCAAGTGTAAGTAATTTCATTTTCCTACTCCATAATCAGGTGAGTTTTCTTTCTCAAGTTTACGAATATCTTTGTGCAATCTTTCTACTGCCTTACGGACTTCTTCAGTCTCTTCCCACTCGAAAGTATCTCCGGACTTAGTCACGAAAGTTTTTTTAGTCATAGGTCTCCCTCCTTACGATTTTCGGAATTATGAACATTGAATTGTCCGCCAGGATAGCGACCGACAAGTTTATCAACATTCATCTCAAGTATTTCATCAAATGTAGTATCCAAAGCAATACATGCTTGAGCAAGATACCAGCACACATCTCCCAGTTCACGTTTCATATGAAAAACATTTTCTTCATTATAAGGTTTTCCTTGGAAGACCATCTTCTTTACAATCTCAGTAAACTCGCCAGATTCTGCACACAAACCAACAGCAGCAGTCATTAGTCGTTCTGGTTGTGCTCCATTGCCAGCAAGTTCCTGAAGGCGATAGATCATTGCTTCAGTATCTTGAGATGGTTGGCTGGTCACACCATCAACAAAATTTAGATACCTATTAGTATCAACTTTATGGGACATATCTTCTTGAGGAATTGAAACGGTCATAATTCTAGTTCTATAAGTTCAGATTCTGGTAAAGAGTGTTGCGGTTTTAATTCTGGATCTGGGTCAACTGCAACAGAAGGAACATCTACAGTTTGTGGTGGGTGTGGTAACAAAACCTTGGAATAGATAGCGTCTGGATATATACTCAAGATGCACTCAACATCCTTTATAGTACCGCAATGTCGCTTTGATCCATTTGGTAGAGTCATCTCATAATAGTGAGGACACTCTGATAGTGCTAGTTTTGATTGTTCTTGTCTTGTGGTAAGTCCCATATTATTCGAACTTGAATCCATCAAAGGATTTCTTTGGTTTTGGTTCCTCATAACTATACTCTTCTTCTTCACCTTTGTCAAGGATATCTTCCTGAGCACTTTGTTCACAATCATATAAGCGCATCTTTGCGCGATCAATACCAATCACAAACCGCTTGAATACTGTAGGATCATTATAGCGATTCTTCAGTTGCTTCACCATAATTTGTCCCAACCCCTCAAGCTCTTCTGAACTAATAAGGGCAAACATAAGATCAGCAGTAGCAGGGAGACCAAAGGACTCGCTAGTGTCAGTAAGGTCAACATCAGAGCTACCAAAACCAGAACGAGTGGTCTGCGTGGCAGATACGATAGGGACGTTTGCTTCAACAGCCAATCCTCTAAGCTCTTCAGCAATAGACTTGATATAAGAATATGAATTGACAGTGCTGTTTCCGCGATAACGCGAGGAAGCACATATATTAAGGTAATCAATGAAAATAATATCAGGTCTAAATGACTTCTTAAGTGCAAGTTCGTTAAGAAGTGATTTAAAGTGTCCACTGTGTGCCGATGCTGTAGGATATTCTTTAATTATAAGAGTTCCCTGAGTTTTCTTTGCAAGGTTTGTTACCTTATTCTCAAACATTACTTTTGGGAGTTCTGAGATTTCTTGAATGGGGACGTTAAGAAGGTTAGCATCAATTCTCTCTGCAATCTTTTCTTCAGCCATCTCAAGCGTGATGTAGAGCACGTTACGTCCCGAAAGGAGTACGGAAGAAGCCATGTGGCACATGAACAGAGACTTACCGACACCTGTACCGGCAAGAGCGACATTGAGAGTCTTGTTAGGTAAACCACCCTTTGTAATTCTGTTAAAATACTCAAGGTCAAATGGAATTCGGTCCTCTTTCGTAGTATAGAGTTCAAACCGTTTTTCGTAGTCGATAAGATAGTCATGTCCAATATTCGTATCAAAGGAAACTGCAAGAGCATCTGAAAGAATAGTTGGGATTGCTCCCCTATCTTTCTTCTCATCTTTTCCATCGGCAAGTGCGATGGATTCCATCAACGCAAGATATATAGCGCGATCTCTACACCAGGATTCTGTTGTATTAAGCAGCCAGTCATAATCAGTTGGAACATCTTCCAAATAACTGATTAGTTGTGTGATCTGCTTAAAAGAAGCATCCGTGATATCAGACCTCTTTTCAGCCTCGATACACAGTACTTCTTTTGTTGTTGGTGTGTTGTACTCCTGAACAAATTTGAGTATTTCTTCAAATACTACTTTTTGATTGATGTCCTCAAAGTATTCTGGTTTGATAAAAGGAATTACTTTGCGGAGATATTCTTCATTATATAAAAGGTTTCTAAGAATCAGAACCTCAACTTTCTCCATAACTGAATTCCTTTTGTGCAATTTGATCTAGTTTCTCCATTACCTCTGGAGTAAAGTATTGTTCTGGATCTTTGTAGATCGCTTTAGCGTAAACTTTCTTGCCGTCTATTTCATATCGACCAGCAACGTTTTTCCAAAGTCCGCCAATCTCACCGAGTTCAAGAAGACCATAATATCGATCAAGACCACGCTCATCATAATAAAGACGTATCGTGACATCCTTGTTCTCCTTGCTTAAACGCGACTTAGCAGTCTTTGCCTTGATAAGGTTTCCAACGACATCGGTGCCGTCTTTCTCCTTCTTCTTGGACAAATAAATGATGGTAGACGCGGCATACTTGAGACCACTGCCACCTCCCATTTCTTTAGTTGGGACATAAGCGCCGATGACATCATAGGTGTGATTGGTAACGATCATTGGGATGTTGGCTTGACCCAACTTAAGGGTCAACATACGGAATGCACCTTTGGTCAATTGAGACTTCGTCATGTCGCGGACTTGTTTGTCGTTGAGTGCGTCTGTAATCTCTTTCTCTGTCGAGAGCATCCCTAAAGAGTCTAGCACAAACATGCAAGGTTTGCGATCCTCTTCAGATTTTTTTAAATACATATCAACGGCTTTCAATGCCTTTGATCTAAACTCTTCAATTGTGACTACATTAACTACGACCAACCGATCAAGGTCAATGCCCCTACTTGCGAGAAGAGACTTATTAACAGCGGCTTCAGTATCAAAATATAGACAATACCCGTCAGGGTTAGAATCAAGAAAGTTCTTGACGACCGCAAGGCTGAAAAAAGTTTTTCCAGTACTAGACTCACCAGCAATGGCAGTAATCTTATTCCCAGATACACCGCCAAAAATAGACCCTGAAACAAGTCCGTTAAAAATGTAAGAACCCGTGTCAACATAGTTTTCCGTATCGTCAATATTTGATGCAAGTTGTGTAAAGTCGTCGCCGATTTCTTTTACAATTTCTTTTAGAAAGTCAATCATATTATAAATTTATTATGCGAAGAAGGAGTCAAGGTTTACTGTTTTTTCTACTTCCCAACCAATCGAATCGAGAATAGACTTGAGAGGTTCAAGGAAGGACTTTTCAAATTGTAGGTCATAATCAACGTATTTGTCAATATTCAACTCCTTCGGAAACTCCTGTATAAAGGATATAACATTCTCATGTATAATGTTTGGTTTCTTTAGATAGCAAAACTTGATCTTTTCTCCATTTTGAATAAGAGAATACTTATTAGACAGTTTATTCTGTTTTATGTAGTGATTAAAGAGAAGTGCCCCACGAACATGAATGGGAGTTCCTTTGGTATAGATATCGGAAGATGACTTATACTTATCTACATTAGAGACAGATCGTGGGAATGATATTTGCTCTGGAGGAAGAGACTTAAACGTACTCCTAGCATTATCAATAAAATCAATCACCTCGTCTTCGGTGCCACTCATCATCAACTTGAGAGCGTCCTTAATCATCTTACGGCAAGGTGCCGGTGTAGAGGACTTTACAGCCTCAATACCCATCATCTTGAGTTTGGGTTCTTCATAACGAACACCCTCACTATCCCATACGTTTAGAATATATCGTTTCTTAGCAGTCCAAATACCGCGATCAGCGATATTCTCCCGCTTCATTTGCATTTTCTGGTCATATGCCGATACATAGACCGCAAGTTCCTCATAGCACTTGTCGATGTACGGTTCCAACTTGTCACAACACACCATATCAAGTAAGCCCACAATCTTTGCTTTGTCGCCAGACCTATTAGCAAAAAATTTATCAACAAGAGGTCCAAGATTAAGATATATCGAATCAGTATCTGATGCGATAACATAATCGGTTTCTTCTGTTTGTAGCAGCTTATTTAGGTAATCATTCATCTTATTCTCAATCCAACGGATACTTACCTGCCCAGATAGAGTAATTGCTTCTGCATTTGCTAATTTGTAATACCGGAAGTATTGATTACCAATAGCACCATAAGCAGAGTTAAGAGAAATCTTCTTCGCCATTTGAATGTTGTTGCATCGAGAGATCTCTTTTTTAAGTGCTTCAGTAGGCGTCTTCTCATACTGCTGCTTTGCTTTAAGCATTCTCTTTTTGAAGATAACACGCTCTCCATACATCTTCTCCATCAGTTCAGGTAAAAAGCCACGAACATCCTTCCGGTACATGGCCCCGTTAGCACATACCGCATAGTCCTTGTACATCTCGAAGTTTAGTTTCTCCTCAAGTATTCGATCAACTGTCGCACTTGGATGTCTCTCTTCGCAGAGCGTCTCTGGGGAGATATTATATTGCATAATAAGATGAGGATATAGACTATTAAGATCAAAGCTGACCACCCAATCATACTTTCCCGGAATCGGTTCCTTGACATACGCCCCCGCGTACTTTTCGTTCTTTGATGATCTATTCTTAGGGGGTATAACGATGTCATTTTTCTTCAGGTAGTTGTAGATAATATTATCCCACATTCTGACCTGATAGAAAACATCAATGTAATTAACCTTAGCATCATATGCCATCGTGAGGGCGAGTTCAATAAGTTTCATCTTATCTTCCAACCTATCGACGAGTTCTACGTCAACAATGTTGTACTCGATAAACTTTTGCCACCCGTTTGTATAAAAATCTTTAAAGGTATCAAACTCAGAGTGATCTAGTTTCTTCTGCCCAAGTTCAACCTCAGCAATGTAATCAAGGCGATAAGACTCTTGAGCTTTATAAGTAAACTTCTTATAGAGGTCAAGATAGTCAAGTTGAGCAATACCACCAACATCAAATGTGGTGTGCTTACGCCCCTGTATGTAAGTCTCACCTTCAGATACAAGTCCCCAAGGAGAGAATCTTTTCATTAACTTTTCACCTAAGACTCGATCTAGTCTTTTACAAATGTATGGAATATCATAGAGTTGTATATTCCATCCCGTAACAACGTCCGGAACATCAATCATCCATTCGTTGATGAATGAGTTTAGCAGTTCATGCTCTGACGGACAGTGGTGATATGTCACATTCTCTTGATTATTTATAAATTTCTTTTGTCCCCATGTGACGATATTTTTTGTGGCATAATCTTGTATTGTAATCGCAAGTATTTCTTCAGAACAAGATTCAACATCAGGGAATCCCTCTTCTGAGGCAACCTCAATATCAATGGTTACAAGTTTGATTTGTTTTGTATCAAACTTAATTTCATCTTCTGGGTAGTTTTTGGAGATATATTGGTAGATGTATCGATCATTGCCATAGATCTCAAATCCATCTACTTCATCATACTTCTTATAAAAGTCTCGACAATCTCTGACTGTTCCAGGTTGAATAGGACTTACAGACTCTCCGGAGAGAGTTTTATACTTTGATTCTTTATTTGTTTTTATGAACAGAGTGGGGCGAAAGTCATCACGAATCTCAAATCTCTTGCCGTTTTCAACACCACGAACAAGAAATTGATTCCCAATCAACTGAACATTTGTATAGAACTTCAACAGTAATCTCCAAAGCGATTGTATTTTATCAGATTAAGTTATCTTTGTCACTCATCATCATCCATAAAAAAGTTATCAAATAATCCACTATCTCCCGGTTTTCGATTTTCTACCTTATCCATAATAGAATCCATAGTCTGAAGCGTATCAATCTTGGTGATAATTTCTGCAATAACTCCACAAACCATGGGACGTTCTTGTCTGGCTGCAAAAGCGAGAGCGTTGCGTAAATTTGATTCTGCTTCTTTGAGCGAATCTTCAACTGATTTAGAGAGTGCCATAGTTACTTTGTTTTTTCTTGGTATTTTTCTAGGAGAGTTCCTGTTGGTTCTGTAAGAGTTAAAATCTTATCAGAACTAATCATGAATATAGTTTCTTTTGTGAATTTTTTCATCCAAGGTGTTAATGTTGCAACATTTTCTTGGAGTGTAATTTTTTGATCAGAAGTCATGATGACATATGGATTAATTAACTTGCAGTCAGGTTCTCCAACGTCAGCACCAACTTCTTCAATCTCACTGAGTAAGACCGTATTATTCGTTAAGAGTATTATTTTGATTGCTTTGCTCATAATTTACAACGTCTTCGATATACATTTGTTTGAGTTGTTCCGTTGGTTCTACAATTGTGATTACCCAATCAGTAGGAACGGGAATTGTTTTTTCTTGAGTTAGAGGAATCCAGGGGAATAGAGAAACCTCAAAACCAGATTTTTTACTTCGACTTCCCCCTTCTTCAGTCAAAAGAGTTGGTTTTACCATCTTAACAACACAGGGTTTATTGAGATAATAACCGACCAGTCTTACATTTTCATCTTCTCCAACAGTCATCTCCCCAACATCAGCAATGATGTCTTCACCCGATTTCAAAAGTACAAGTTTAATTGTCATAATGTTATTAGTTATGTGAGTATTATATCAAGAAAAAAGAGGGGCGTCAACTGGATTTTGCCAGTTGCCCCTCTGCGGCGACGATATTTAAAAGGTAGCCTCTGTTATTTAGAACCAATCCTTGCGGAGGTGATGATCAGGTACAACTCGCCCAAGCGTAATACTCAGCAACCCATCCTCAAAGCTAACTGATCTAACTTCCGTCTCGTCACTGAGGGTCCATGCTCTTGTGAAAGATCGAGCAGCCACTCCTCTATGGACGTATTCTGTTCCAGTTTCTCCATCTTCTCGTTGTCCTTCGACAAAGAGTTTTCCGTCTTGTGTGTAGACATTTACTTCTTTCTTTTTAAATCCTGCTAGTGCTAGTTCCAGTCTAGACTCTACGTTGCTGACTGTCACCAAGTTGTATGGAGGATAATTGGATGTTGTTTCGTGAAGATCAAACAACCGACCAAAGTATTCGTCCATACCAATACTATTCTTATTTATACGATCCAACAGCTGATTTATGTTGGCAGCATTGTACTTCGTTAGGTTTCCCATTTGATAGCTCCTTTAGTAAGCGAGTTTGTGTTTTGTGGTCCCCGAAGGCAACCGGTTTGCGTAGAAGGAGTTCTTTTAGAACCCCGCCTTCTACAATACTAATTATAACAGATAACAAAAAAAGAGGCAAGGTGTAAACCGTACCTCTTTATAGGGTGTTCCGACTTTCGTAGAGACCGCACGAAAGGCCTCATTATTATTTATCAACCTTCTTCTTGTGGTCTAGTCTTTTTACCTATATTATACTTCTGCTCTAAAATCCACTCACCTTTATCTTTATAAGCCAAGACTTTGATTTGATTCAGAGGAGCAATATCTACGATTGCATCTTCACTTGCAACTGTTACTAACCCCCAATCAGAAATCAGTTTGACAATGCGATTGCGTCTCTGAATATCATTAAGTGTCAGGTTTGCACGTTTGCCATCCAGAGCAAAAAGTTCCTTAAAGTGAACAATAAAATACCTTCCTTGCTTATGAAGGATATGACAAGACTGATAGAGTTTTTTCTCCTTCCGTGAAGCAACACCGATCCGAGTCAGAGTTTCACGGACTTTCAGAAAGTCGTCTGGTTCGCTTAAAAATATCTCAACCATCTGGTCCTGTGACCACTGCACGGTTGGTTCTGGGGTGTTACTCATTTCATTCCTCCAATATCAAGGCGTTTCTTAATAAAGTTGATTTGTTCTTTTGTTAGGATTTTCAGTGCTTGAGATGCCTTCTCATTACTATATCCATAGTACTTTTTGACACATTCCAAATCTTGAACCTTATCCTTCCGTAGCCAAGGAGAGAATCTCTTCTTCTTCCTCAAACTATTTAGATAAAAAGAATATTGCATGTCTTTATCTAAACTATGATGAAGATTCATTTCGTTAGCGAACAATATACAATCAATATGACCCGATAAACACCGGTTAATTATATATGGAGGGTAATCTTTTATACTATCACTGTAGTTTTCTTTGGTGAAATTGATTGAGTTAAGCCAGTCTTTGAGTTCCATTATCTAATAATTTGAATGTCATCATCATCTGTCCAGAGTTCTACTTTGGTCCTGAACCGACCTTCTGCTTTGAGTTTTTCATATCTCTTGGTTGCCTTCTTCTTCCACCACTTGATGATATTATCAAGTTCATGCTTCTCCCAGTTCTGACCACGAAGGAGTTCTTTCTGCTCCCCAAGGATCACCTCACGAACATTAGCGTATCCATACTCACAAAAGTAAGTTCTCTTCTTCTGAGTCAAAGATAAAGCAGTATTAATTACAGAATCAAAGTTCTCCAATTCATCAGTAAACCCATGCTCTTTCAAGGATTTACGGGTGATAGAAATCATCTTTGTTTGACGCTTCATCTTTTTAGATGATGCTTTCTTATCAGTTAGAGGTTGATTATTATTCAGAATAGTAAAGCGATCATGGAGTTTATGAAACGCTTCATCGTGAAGGAGAGGCAAGAACTTACTCTCAGTTAAACCCTTATATCGCATGAATGGTTTGAGACCATCATACTGCGAGGCATCCGTGGTAGACCCGTAGAGAGACGTAGTTTCAAAGAGAGCAATGTCTTTCTCAAAGACTTCATTCAGATTCTCACGGGCGAAGTGAGAGCAGCATAGAAGAGCAAGGAGTTTTCCTCCAAGATAGTTGTACCCAAATGGTTGCGATGGTACGATCACAAATCCCATCGCCGCATGACAATTGAATATGGATAGATTGGGTGCCTGACCAAGCCATAAGTTTCTTGGTTTAGAGTTGATGGTTGGAGAACCGAACCGAATGAATCCAAGAACCTTATTAGTGTTCTTCTCATAAATCATCCAACGCAATTCCCGTCCAGGAATATTTGACTCATTATTATGAGAAGATACTGCTCTTAAAAGGTTGACGTAATGCTCTTGAGGAATGGATTGTGGAAATCTGCTGCCAACAAACTTAATATCAAACTCCATATCCTCAGGATGAATATCTTCGTTGAAGAACTCATCATGAAGTGGAGCAAGAGAACTTGTAGACTTGATTACTTCTTTTTTAACAAATCGCAAATAGTCTTCAATATTTCCCATCTGTGAAAAATATTTGATGAACTCATCAGAAGACCACTTTGCATCACTTTCTGATATTATCATCAATACAGATCTTTCGATTCATCTATTTTATCATTTGTGGCATCGAGAATCAAGTTAATTTTTGATGCCATTCTATGATATCCACTTCCTACATAAATCTGCCCCGCCACCACTGAGATTGTTGCGATACCCCAGAAAACGTAATACCACCTAGATTTTACTTGATGCCTCTTCTTACTCATATTATTCCTCATCTACACGATCAAACCCTTCAATCATATTTACTGGAACACTATGCTTACCAGCAATACGATACCAATGAGTTCCTTCTCCTTCACCAATATACTTAATTTCAGACTCTGGGAGATTGTGTTCTCTCATTGCTGCTTGAATTTTAAGGTGCATCAAATCATCTTTATTCATGTTAAAAACTCCAAGTTTTCATAATGTTGACAATATTTATGTAAGCCCAGGCAGTGAATACCTGAGGGACAATGAAGGCAATCATGGCTATGATCCAGAACCAATAGTAATAGTTCTCTTTATTCTGAGTACGAATATTCCTGTTTGGTATTTTCATAGAATTAATTTTTTACTGGGTTTCTCAATTGGAGAGAAAATACTTTCATACTTCTCAACAACATCTACATCACATTCTACAACGTAAACCAAAAATTTGCGATCAATAGTAACCTCAGGTTTTTGTTTGCTGATAACTGTTGCCCAGGGAGCAAACCCAACACCATTTGCATTAGGAATCACAACCAGACCGTTCTTTACGGTAATAGTATCTGTATCTTCAGAGAGAAGTTCAGCAATAACTTCTTCGCCAGTAACGATACGCAGCAATTTTACATTCATTTGAATTCACACTCACACATAATTTCAGTCAAACAAGCAATCATATTTATTTCTTGATCCGCCACGAACGCCATCTGATACTGATACTTAGCAAGAATAAGAACAGCAGAAGGAATGGTATTCGGAACCAAGGAATCATAACAAGCATCGTAAATACGACGCAGAAGTACACTAGTATCGTTGTCCAGGTTATTGACAACCCATTTACGTACTTCGGGGAAATCTTTGTCCTTAAGTTTTTTAACCAAGTCATTTACTTTTATATCACTAAAAGTTACAAGAATGCCAGCATCTATTTGTCCTGAGGAGGAATATCGTTGACATTCGTTGAGGATTCTTCTCCAGTCTGGGAAGTGCTTGTTGATGAGTTCGGCCAAAACTTTTGGATCTGCTTCAGTGCTTTCTGTCTCAAGTATAGTCCCGAGACGGTTGAAGAATTGTGAGGCAAGTTTTGGTCGGTCTTTTGAGTTGGTTGAGAAGTCGATGCAGGCACATCGACTGTGGAGGGGTTCAATGATTTTATTTTTGAAATTGCAAGTGAGGATGAATCTGCAGTTGCCAGAAAACTCCTCTGTAAACGCCCTAAGTAAGAGTTGTACGTCGTTTGTTGTGTTATCCGCCTCATCGATGATGATGACTTTGTGTCTAGCAGTTGAAGAAAGTGATACGGTCGAAGCGAAATTCTTTGCAGTATTTCTGACCGTATCAAGGAAGCGTCCCTCATCCGATCCATTGATGACATAATAGTCTACTCCTAATTCATTACATAATGCCTTTGCCACTGTGGTTTTGCCACACCCAGCAGGTCCAGCAAGAAGGAGATTTGGCACTTCTCCTTTACTCAAGAATCCCTGAAATGTTTTTTTGATACTAACAGGGAGAATACAATCTTCAATTGTTTTGGGACGATATTTCTCGACCCAAAGAAACTCATCACGACTCATAATTTAGTTACTCACCAATGTTGTGGATTACAGGCTTTTCATGGGCCAGTATATTATAAAGTTCGGTGTTTTGTCCAGACGATACTGGAATAAACTCTTTCTCAGGATCAAACTCATCATCACGAATTGCTTGGTTGATGACGATTGATCCAGCCTCCCCAGAAATACTTCTATGATAAGTTCTAGTAGGAATAATTAATGCACCACTCTGACGATTCAAATGAACGATGTGATATGGAAACTTCCAATCAACATTTACAAGTTCAAATGTACGAGTGCCAGATAGAACTCGATTATGGTCAACTTGATGATAGTGAATATAAAACTGTTTTGCTCCCACAATATCATTTGGAGGAGAGACTGCTGGTCCACTGTGTACCACCAAATCAGATGCATTAGAATCTTCTACTGAAATATCATAGAAGGTTACGTCTTCGGTTTCTCGGAAGACACGATGTTTTTTATATTGTACGAAACTCATATCAAATCCAATCAGGTTTACGACTCGGAATACGACGATAGTTATCTTTGACCCACGGTTTGGATGAAATGTACATCTTGTAGGCAGTGAATGTATCTATACTATCATCAAACTTGAACTCTTCTGGCATTGCACGGACAAACGGTTGTGGTCCTTTACCAGACCGACCTGCAGGATCTGGAACTGGAAATATTTGATTTGCATATGCAAGAGTACGCAAACAGGAATGAACTTTACCGTAGCGGTTGGAATACTCCTCACAGAGAGCAAGTCCATGACGGATCAACCAACGCCAGTTATGAACAAATGAACCTGCCCACACGGTACAGGGATGATTGCGAAATGCGCCCTTATCGGTCGCATAGGGCGTTCCATCGACCTTAGGCAGTTTGCCGTATCCATGTCCCCACTTTTCAGAAGCGACGATAGAAAGCATCTGGCAGGTCTCTAGGGGCATCTTGACAATGTGCTTATCGGGTAAGACCATTGCAGATTTGATAGGGCAAGGGTCGGTGACAAAGATGTTCACTAATCTCTCCAAAGAATAGTTGGGTCGCTGAAGGAATCTGCTGATCCCATCTCTCTTGAGTATACCACGGCAAGAGTGATCCAGCACACAAACCAAAAGAAATTAAATATTAAATTTTGCCTCCACATGAATCTACGGAAGGCTACGAACTCTGGTTTCTTCGTGGCGATCTCAAGAACAATCGACAACAAGAATCCAAACAAGAGTGGGAGAAAAAGAATGTCTGAGAAACTCAGGAGAAAAATAAGAATTTCTTTCATAATATTTCTTTGGGTATAAACCAATAAGATACAGATTGCCATCGTTTGCCCAACAAATAGGCGTCATAAAAATCTTGAATGTCTTTCCAGGTGTTGCGGTAGTTTTTAGGATATATCGTCAAACTCATTATGGCAAAAATAATTACATGGAAAAAATGTCCTGCGGGATGGTGACCCAACTGAAAACCAAGCAATCTTGCTTCGTCATTAACACTAAATCCCAAATCAAAGTGCTTGTGCAGTTGATCATGAAGTTCGGTGCTTTCTCCTATTCCAGGTATCCAATTCTCTAAGAACTGAACATAAAGATCTGGTTCCATTGTACTAATGATAATAATTTACTAATGTCAATGCAGGACAAAAACGATAACATGATTACAACATCCCATCCTTTGATCTTAACAAAAAATGGAATAGTTACAGCATTTGCGACTAGGTGAGTTGCTGATCCAGCAGCAACATCAACCCACAGAACAATAAAATAGGCAGAGACCACTAAGAAACTGCCTAATATACGCATATAAATTAATGTCTTATTCATCCAAAAGTAGAATCAGGCTCCATAGCAATATAATAAGTCAAGTCACTGTTCTTTGCAGTAAACCGAGACAAAAGTTTTTGGGATACTACAACCTCGTAAGTTCCAGGAAGAATTTTAATGTTCTCAACCTTGAAGTTGAAGCAAAACTCTTTATCAGTTTCACCAACAATCACAGAATAAACGTTTGATGTGTCATTCTTCTTGTCACGGACAACCAGTTTAATCACACCATTCTCACCGATAGCAGATAAATCTGGAGACTGGTAGATAGAAGATGCTTTCAGAAGTTTGTCCAGTTGATCGGTACTCACCTCAAAACGAACATCTTCGCTAGGAAGAGAAATATCTTTGTCAGGAGGAGAGACAATTACATTCGGATCGGCAAAGAAGTACTTAGAACGAGATTTTCCTTCCTTCATAACAACATAACCGTCATTATTAAAGTCTAACTCTGGGTTTTGATATAGACTCAATCCATTAAGGAATTGATTGAGATCATATACACCAAAGTCTTTAGTAAAGTCTTCGGAGACAGTTGCCTCTGCTAAGATATTCTTCATTACACTAATAGTGCGCAATTTATTCCCCTCTTTGAAAAGAATAGATTGATTAATAGAAGAGAAGTTCTTGAGAAGAGAGATAGTTTTATCAGAGAGTTTCATGTGGTCGAGAGTTTTCATTATCAATATGGAAAGTCAGAAGTGGTCGGTTTGTAATGATCATCAAAATGCAATAGTAGCATAGCATAGTGAATGACTTTTAGTAAATCTTTTTTATTTTGTCCGTCTTTATCACCGTATCGTGTTCCATACTTTATGATGTTTGATTGACAAAATCCAGAAGCAAGTCCTTTAGCTGCCATCAAATCAATAGTTTGGATGTCCTTAAATCCACTTGATTTGCCAGTATAGTGACTACGATAAGTGCCACTGACATATTCGTGGATATCCTTCAAGATAACATCTTCATTATACTTCCAGCGACCGTTGTTATTGTCGGGGGTTTGGGGAAGTTCTGGAACAGAAGATGTTGGAAAATTTACATCAAATGTAAGTATATCTTCCCCGTATAAAGAGGTTTCTTTTTCTGAGAGGGAAAACTCTGGAAGAGTGTCCTCATAAATTTCATTCGTGCTCATAATTTCGTCGTAAAGAAAGCTCCAGGAGTTTGCCATAATTATATCAAACAGCACTAAATGTGTCAATGGAACCTTCATTCTCAGAAGGCATCACAAAGTCAACATCAACCTTGTCATACAGTTCCAGGAATGCTTGCTTGGTCTCATCATCAAAACGATTGACACAAACTTGAATTGCCTTTGCCTTATCTCCGAAGATGCTGTATGCCTTCACAATGTGAACCAGACGGCGGGTGCTGATAATTTCCTCAATACCACCATCATAGAAGGTTTTGCGGATGATGTCTGCCCAGTCAGCAAGGCGCTTGCAGAAGTTGACATCACCACACAGTTTGTTGAGAATCTTGGTCTCAACAGAAACAGTGGGATATTCTTGCTCGAAGGTCACAGGAAAACGCTCCAGGAACGCTTCATTGAGAACGTTGGTACCAATGAACCGACCATCGTCAGATCCCTTGCCCTTGGTGTTGGCCGTGGCAATAACTTGGAATCCATCAGTGGGTTTGATCCACTTACCGATCTTCTTGAGGAAGACGCCCTTACCTTCTAGAATGGACTGAAGACAGAGGATTTTGTTGGATGCCAGGTCGATCTCGTCCAGAAGGAGAACTGCTCCGCGTTCGAGTGCTTCGATAACGGGACCATTGTGCCATGCAGTATTCCCATCGACAAGCCTAAAACCACCCACCAAGTCATCTTCATCCGTCTCAATCGTAATATTCACCCGAATAAGTTCGCGACCCAGTTGGGCGCACGCCTGTTCGACAGAGAACGTTTTACCGTTACCCGAAAGGCCCGTAATGAACGTTGGGTAGAATAGACGGGAAGAAATAATTTTTTTAATATCAGTGAAGTTACCAAACTTGACGAAGGAATCATCTTTATCGGGAATAAGGTTTTGTTCCACAGAGGGAATAGCAGCAGGAGAATTGTAAGATACTTCCAGGTCTTTGACTGTCTCTTTTGTTACTTCAAGATTGTAAGTTCCTCGACCAGACTTATACTGCTTCAACTTCTTAGCAACAGTCTGATAGGAAAGGGAAACGCCACTGTCTGCAATCCATGCTTCGATATTCGCCTTTGTGATGGCGTTTCCATAAGTGGAGTGAAGACCGTCGCGGATGAGTTCTGTGGAGTAGGTCATGTCTTTGTTTGAACTGATCTAAGTATAGTGCATATAGACCTGCTCTCAGAGGACCTTGTGACAGTTCTTATTGTGATTTCAGAAGTTCTTGGAAGTAGTCTTCTGAAGCAATCTTGCCAGTATATCCAGGAAAGTGCTGCTTCATCATTGCAGGGACTCCCATAGCAGTGATGCTGCTATCGGTTCGAATCCATACTTCTTTCTTCTCTTCAATAACGATGTGTCGCAGGGGAAACTTACTTTTCTTCATAGGTAAATGTTTTGTTTTTCACTTTAGTATCAAATTCACCAGTTCTACCTGGTCTCATTTTCCCAACCTTTGCGTTCTTTCCTTTACCAGGCCAAGATTGCTTAGATGTTCCTTTGAGTGTAGCAGATCCTTTTGATTTGCGTTGAATCAGAACTGAATCCTGATCATCTTTAGACGATCCGGGTTTTGTATTCTTCTTGTGCTTGAGTCCACGTTCTGTTCCCAACTTTTCGATGGTTTTTTTGAACTTGCGTTTACCCATTTTACCAGAAGAAACTACATGAGACTTCTCTCCAACTTTCTTCTCTTGAGGTGTTCCTGGGTTTTCTGTATATCTTCCAGATACTTTTGTAGGACCTGGAAGGCCAGCGCCACGAATTCGTCTTTCAGTTCTCTTACTTCTCTCTTTATTCTCTTTGGAGGACTTGTTCCCTCTTTGGCCGGAAAGGATAGCCATGCCACCCTTCTGTGATTTAGAGCGAACTCTATTCAAAGAAGTTTCCTGAATAGAGTTACATTCTACCACAAATTGCTGAAATGTCTTCATACCACCAAAGAAATAAATTCTCCTAATACCTTTTTATTTAGTTTTTTGGTCTTCAGAGACTTAGCAAATGCAGATTTGATCTTTGCTTTGGTTGCACCACCATCAACTTCAAACTCAGATTCCTGAGAAAGAGTTGCAGAAGACATTCCAAAGTAAGCATCATATCCAGAAGATTTGATGTTAAAGCTCCTAGACTTCTTCCAATCTTTTTGAATACGATCAAACTCATCATCACCAAAGTCACAGTAACTACGAATGAATGAGTTTGCATCGCGAGGAGCAAGAACCCGAATTCCAATGAAGTTTGCGTTAGGGAAGTTGTCCTTCAAGTTGCGAAGCATGACATCAGTGAAGCATCGATATTGACCCTGTATTGCATAGGTTGTTCCAAGTTTGCGATCACGGACATAGGACTCTCCCGGATAAAGATGACGGGTTCCAAGAAATGGTTCTGGTTCCCAGGGCCTCTTAACCGTAACATGATATGAAAGACTATTTGCTTCACCATCAGTAAGAACAATGCACTGAACTTTCTGAAGTTTATTTGTCTTCTGAAAGTCTGGAAGAATTGTATGAAGAGAAACCAATGCTTCATTTAGGGGAGTTCCAGACAAACTAAGACGCTCAGGAACAGAGTAGCGAGAACCATATACATTGCCATAGTAACAAGCAATTCTCCAAATATTGATCATCTGTTTTTCAATCTCCTTTGCAGGAACTTGACTGGTGAAAATATTCATCATAGAAAATGAATCGTCAATGGACAAGAAACCTTCTTTCTTTTTATATGAAGGAGTCAAATCAGCATCAACATACTTTTCTAGTTTGTGGCTGTAATGAGATCTTTTCCACTCATTAGTGAATGCATAAACCTCAAAAGGGATCGATACTTTCTTACAAAACCAGATCAAGTTGAATAGTTGCTTGCAGGTATCCCGAAGAACGTTAGACATTGATCCAGACCAATCAAGAACAAAGATCAACCCATGATTCTTACCGTCTGGAAGGACCGTAACCTTCTTGAAGAGATCTTCATTATATCTATAAGTATGAAGTTTAGCGGTGTCAAGAACACCAGTGCGAGAGGTAGAAGCACGAGCATAGGAATCTGCTGCTTTCTTGCATTCAAACTCCTTCACCAAATAGTTGACTTCCTTCTGAGCAGACTTCTTGAAGTCATAGAAAAGTTGGTCAACAACACTATAAAGATCAATCCCATCCATTCCATGAGATTTTGCTCTTTGATTAGACGTTCTTTGAACAAGAGTGAACCACTCGTTAATTACGTCATGAACGTCAGAGTTTTTAGCGATGAGGTTTTGAGAATCTAGTTTGGGGATTTCAGCATAGACACTGTCACCAGACCTTTGGTCAATCAGATCCTTGAGTTTTTCTTCAAGATTGTTCGCTGTTGTAACTTCCAATTCATCATTATCTCCAGCATTAGATCCGGGAGTAACTTGAGAATTGTTCTCAATAGAATCTTGAGATTCATCCTCACTATCACTATTTTCAGAATCTTGAGAATCTAAAGTCTCAGAGTTCTGTTGAGAAGATTCAGACTCAAAGTTCTCCTGAGGGGGAATAGGAGCATCTGGTCTGTCATCATTATCAATCTCTTTCTTGCAGTGCTTGTAAAGAGTCTCTGCGGCAATTAGAACATCTTCAAATGTCTCACACTCAGCAATTGTGTGGACGAGAGGCATTTCTTTTTGATCGTCAAAGTTGATATCAACAAAGTTTCCAACCTTAAAGTATAGGTTAACTCGATCTGCAAGATTCATGGAGGAGACATCTTCACCCGACAGGTCAAAGAAGTCATTTTCATTCATTTCCTTGTATCCACCAAAAAATGTCTTTGCAAGTCCAGGATACTTGCGCTTCATCAACTTCTCAATGCGAGCGTCTTCTACCACATTGACAAACTGTGGTGGAATATCATGCTCCAGAAACCAGTCATTGTCTGGAGTAAACAGGGCATGACCAACCTCATGACCAACGAGCATGTCATACACAACATTGCTCGTATCCCATACAGGGAGGGTCAGGACACGAGTGTGAACATTGAATTGTGCGGTCTCGATCTGACGATGCTCAACGACCAGGTCTTCAGTCGCAAGGAGTTTTGCCAGTTGTGACTTGATTTCGTGGGAGACGTACATGTGGTTCGTTTCTTATGTGGCCATAATACTAAACCCCCACCTTTCGGTGAGGGCCCTCAGTGACAGTTTTTCTAGTGTCCTTGTTACAAAAGTTCTTTACAAATACGTTTACACATGTGTTGGGTTTCGTCGCATTCGATCAAGCAGTTATAATAATCGTTAAGGATGTCGGCATCATCTGTTTTTTGATCTATGATAGAAAGTTTTTCTATGCTTTGCTTCCAACCAGCTAATTGATTATAAGAAATGAGATTGTGCATTATACCTCCGGATGATCAACATAACATAATAAATGTATCATGCCATACAAATTGCCTCAATTCTATATTATATAGTCAGCGTATGCTAACTTAATGTCTTTTGCTTTACACTTAATAAGTTTTTTATGAAACTAAATTTTTCTTCACAGTATCCATAACATTGACAGTGGGGAACCATCCAATACTAGTCAAAACAGTGGTATCTGCAGCATTATCAAGTCTTTCTCCTGGAGTATTTTCTTTCAGAGGTAAGTGTCCCATGCCCATCTTTTCTGCAAGTTCTTTTACAGAGACAGAATTTCCCGTTCCAACAGACACTGGGCCATTAACATTTGCGTGAGCGAGATATCGAATTGCACGACAGACATCCTTTACGTGAATCCAATCTCTCCGATGATTTGTAACGTATTTTGCATTTTTATCTTCTAGCATACGATACATCATATCTTTTCGACTGTCTGGACCATAAACTGTAGTGAATCTTAATCCAACAGAGTTTGATGGGGCCATCATTTCGTTTACCCACTTTGTCATTGCATATGGATTTTCCCAATACTCTTCTTCCACAGCACTCGATGATGCATAGAGAAGACGAGTATTTGTATCCCGACACCAATCAAATAATGGTTTTGCCATCAATACATTATTTACATAGAACTTTTCAGGATCTTCTAGACTCTCTCGAATGTTTGCATAAGCAGCAAGATGAATTACCAAATCATAATCACCACCATCAAACTGACCAATGTTGTCTGGAAAATCAATTCCATCTACATTTACAGATCCCAGTTGTTCTTGCCAATCTAGATATACATTTCTACCTATAAAACCTTTATGACCTGTAACTAAAACTCTCATGACAACATTCTGCTAAAACCTTTTACTTTTTCAAACTTTATCACATTCTCAAATTTATCATGAAGAGATTCCTTATGAGAAATAATAAAGACATTTGCATCCTTGATTACATATCGAATAATTTTTAGAAACTCCTCAGTACCAAATCCATCAAGAGAACTATCAAATACTTCATCCATAATTAACAGATTGGTGTTGACAGAGTTCTTCATTCTAGCAACTTCTCTCCAAGTAAACAAAAGAGCTAGATCAATTCTCATTTTCTCACCTTCACTAAAAGAAGAATATGAGAAGTCTTCGTGAATTGGAGAGCGAATCGTTTCGTTAAACTCCTCATCCAACGTAAAGTTGATATAAAAATCCATCATCTGAAGATATCTATTTGCCTGATTGTTTATTAAGGGCAGATACTTCTTGATGATTTTTGTTTTTACTCCACCATCTTTTAGCAAAGAGTAAGAAAAATCATAATAGTTAATTTTTTCTCTACTCTCAGAAAGTTCGTTTAGAGTTTCTTTTAATTTCTTTTTAAAGGAGTCTAACTTCTCATGTTCAGAATTCTTGTTTGCAAGTTGACTGGCAAGTTTTTGAATTTCTGATTCCAAACACTTGATCTGTTTCCGAATCTCAGAAACCGTAACATTGTTTGTAGATATGCCATGCGTGAGGTTAGTTATCTCCCGAGTGATAGAGTTAAGTTGACGCTCTCGCTCTTCTTCCTCTTTAATTGCCTCTTCAAGTTCAAGAAAACCTGATTGCAACTCCTTTGACTTATTTTGAGCGTCTGTAATTTTATTTATTCTAAAGTCTTCTTCAATAGATTGTGTGCAGGTAGGGCAAACCTTATTTCCAGTAAAAAATTTATGTTCCTTAACAACGGAATCAATTCGATGAGAGATCTTACCTCTTAGTTGATTGAGTTTCTTTAGTTTATTCTTATCACCAGACCAATCATCAAATTCAAGTTGTTTTTCAGCAATTTCATCATTATATCTTTCAATTTTCTGAAGATGATCTGCCATCTCAGATTCTAAACTACTTATGCGATTCTGCTTCGCACCAATCATAAACTCAGAATCTCTTTCAACTTTTTGAATAAATTCTTTCTGCATTGATACTTTATCATTCAGAGAGTCTTTTTTCAGTTCCAAAACTTTTATGTTCTCTTTTATCTCTCTTATCTTCTCCTTTATTACCATATTCATATTGGAAAAAATGCGAATATCTAAAAGATCCTCAATTACTTCGCGACGATTGGAGGAAGTCAACTGCATGAAGGGAACAAATGTGCTGCTTCCAAGAATTACAATCTGTGTGAAAGATTTAAAGTTCATCTTTAGAACATTCTGCTCAAACCACTTCTGTTGATCGACAACAGATGAAGCTTGATCCATCAGGGATCCATTCTTCCAGATTTCAAAAATTCCGGGTTTGATTCCCCTTACAACTTTCCACTGAATTCCAGAAAGAGTAAATTCTATTTCAACTCTACAATCCTTTTCATTTGTCGAATTGATTAGTTGTGGTTTGTTGATTTTGCGAAAAGGTTTTCCAAACAAAGAGAAGCACAAGGCATCAAGAATGGTGCTCTTACCAGCACCATTCGTTCCAATAATCAAACTCGTCGAATTATCACAAAGACTGACCTCTGTGAATTGATTACCAGTGCTCAAAAAGTTTTTCCACCGGATCTTCTCAAATAAAATCATTTCTGCCTTTTGGAGGAATTACAAAATCGTTTTTGGTAATAATAGCGTATCCACACCCAGATAGTTCACAACTTTCAACTATTGCTTGACTATCAACTTCTATAATATGAATTTCAGGACTTCCATCTTCTTCTAACATCATAGCAAACCTAGTTGCATCATCTTCTTCTTCAAAGATGTATAAGATTTCATTCTGCTCTTCATCTAGAGCATAGTATGCTCCCTCTCTTTCTCTACCACGTAAAGTCAAAATAAACATACTAAATCATCTCACATGCTTCTTGGTAGGTTTGTCTCATTATACACTGAATTTTTGATTTGTCCAAGTCAATCTCAGACTCTTCAATGTAACGATTGAGAATAGAAAGAGTATCTTCAGTCTCAAATGCTTCGAACTCTTCATTCTCATTAATACCAAAGTTTTCTATGATCTTAAGATCTGCAACTCCAGCAGAGTACAACTTATCAATTACCTTTTCAAACTCCTTAGGTCTTGGCTTGTTGCGAACAATTACTTTGACAATCTTGTCCTTATATGGTCTCGAATCAAGAAGAGATGCTGGTTCATCATTATAATATAACTTGTAAAACAATCGATATGGATTATCAATTGTTGTAAGTTCTAGGGTATCTGTATCAAAGATATGAAACCCCCGAGGATCTTCTACATCGTTCCAGAACATTTCATAGGGATTACCCAGATATGTGATTCTTCCATCAGTTGATCGAGTGTGATAGTGACCGCT